GGATCTAATTTAACTGCTACTGTAACTAGTACGACAGCATTAACAGTAACTGTTGGAACCTCTCCATTAGTATTCAAGAGTGTTGTTGCTGGTGCTGGTGCTGAAGCAACTTCATATGATGCTAAAACTGGTGATTTAGTACTTAATGTTGGTTCTAATCATGGATTCCTTGCACCAACAACCTTAACTGCTCCTTCAACAGCAGCTTATGCTCCATCAACAGGAAATCTTACATTAACAATCAATGCTCATGGATTATCAAATGGTGATTATGTAAAACTTGATGATGGGTTTGTAACATTCACATGTGCTAGAGATAATCATACTACTCAACATTCATATCCATTATCAAGATCATCTGTAAGTGATACTTGGTTGCCTGTTACTAATGTAACCACAAATACTTTTAAGGTTAATGTTGGTAAGTCTCCTGATACATCTGCACATACATTTGTATCTGCTACTGCTGGCGTTAAGAAGGCAAATGCTGGTATTGGTATTGGAACCAGTAAATTAGGGTTCAAGTGTACTAGAGACGCTAATGCTGCTAATCCACAGGGTGTTGCACAACAATTATACCCACGTCCAGGCGATCCATTCTCTTGGAACAAGAAACAAATATCAATTGCCTCTACAAGTACATCTTCAGTTACTGTTAATGTTGGTGTATCATCTACATCTCATACTAATTTACAACAGACATTTGATAATACAATTACTGTTGATAGTGCAGATCCTAAGTGTGCAACAGTTGCTTCTTCCGTTAATACTCTTGTTGGAATAGTAACTGGTGTTATTAAGACTCATAGTGCTTCTCAATTACCTACAAGGACTATAAGTTCCTTTGAGACATATCAAGTTAATGACTTTAAGATATCAAGATCTGGTTATGGATTTAAGAAAGGTGATGTATTTGAACCAGTTGGACTTGTTACTGATGCTGCATTAACAACACCTAGTAAAGATTTCTCTCTTACTGTTTTAGAAACATTTACTGATAACTTTGCTGCTTGGACATTTGGTGAGTTGGATTATATTGATAGTATAAAAGATTTACAGAATGGAAAGAGAGTTAGATTCCCATTACAATACAATGGTGACTTACTAAGTTTTGAAACTTCTAATTCTGAGATTGATTTAAATTCAGTTTTAATTATCTTTGTAGATGGTGTTTTACAGCATCCAGGTAAACACTATACATTTGATGGAGGTACATCATTCGTATTTTCTGCACCACCAGAAGCAGCTTCTAGTATTTCTGTATTCTTCTATAGAGGGACTCGTGGTGTTGATAGTGCTTATGTTAATATCAATGAGAGTGTAAAAGTTGGTGATATCATACAACTTAAGACAACGGGTGCTATTAAGGGACAAGATGAGAGAACAATCTCTGGTATTTCTAGTTCTGATAAAGTTCAAACCAATCTTTATACTGGATTGAATATTAATGAAGTTGATTATAGATTACTAGATTGGAGTAAGCAAAAGGTTGATAAGAATATTGAAGGTGAAAATATCTACAAATCAAGAGATTCTATTGAAGGATTAGTTTATCCAACTGCTAGAATTATTGGTGATCTACCATCATCTGGAATTTCTTCCATATATGTTGATGATGCACACTTCTTCAATTATGAAGAAAATGAATCTAGTATTAGCATTATTAGTTGTGGTGGTTTAATTATGCAGAATACTGATCCAGTAGCTGCAGCAGTGACAGCAACAGTTTCTGCTGCTGGAACTATAAGCGCATTAACAATTGTTGATGGTGGTTCTGGATATATTGGTTCTGCTGTTACAGTATCAATCGCTAGACCTGTAGGTTCTGCTGTTACCTTTATTGGTGGAGTTGGTGTTTATACTGGAATAGCAACTGCAACTATACCTGTTGTAAATGGTTCTTTATCTGGAACAGCAAATATAACAAGTATTGGTGTGGGATATACTCATTCAACATCTCCAAATGTACTTGCACCTATTGAGGTTGTTCCATTAGATGAAACTATTAATACTATTAACGTTGTGAAGGGATTCTCTGGTATCATTACTGGTATTAGTACATCACATAATGGTAGTGAGTGTTATATTGAATTCAATATCAATAAAGGTGATAGTGGTCAAAATATTACTAATCACTTGAAACCTGGTTATCCAATTTATGTAACTGGAACTCATGTAGGACATGGTGTTACTTCAATCGATAGATTTGAAGAGGCTTCTATTATTAGTATTGGAACAACCTTTATAGATAATGTTTACGTAGTAAAACACTACAATCGTTTTGATGATAATACTGGTATTATCACATGTAGAATTAAAACTGGTTCTAATGTTGCTGGAATAGCAACATCAATAACTTTAAATTCTACTGTTGCTGGTATTAATACTGATGGTTATGATTTAGGAAGGTTCTCTTGGGGTGTACTAGAATACACTGATACTAGAACAACTGGAGTTGGAATTGCCGTTACAGGTAACATTCTTGCCTCTGGAATAAGCACATTCCCAACGATTCAGAGGAGAGGATTTGGAATAAGATCCAATGGTGCTCTTAGAAAGGATCTTGGGTAGTATAAATATAGGAAAAAGCTGATAAGATGTCTGCAATTGTAACAGATCAATTTAGAATATTGAATGCGGGTAATTTCGTTGACTCCGTTACAGATACTTCTAATTCATACTATGTCTTTGTAGGATTATCAAATCCTACTTCATCAGGGTATGGTAAGGACGCTGCTTGGGACACAGCAACTCCTAGTCCCACCGACAACTTTGACTATCATGGTTTTGTTGGTGATAATATGTCTTTTGGTAAGAAGGTTACTTCTGCTAACGTAAGAAGGTTAGCAAGAAAGACTAGTTGGGCAAGAGGTACAAAATATGAAATGTATCGTCATGATTATAGTTTAACGAACCTATCCCCGATTACAGGTTCATCTAGACTATATGATGCAAATTATTATGTAATTAATAATGACTATAAGGTTTATGTCTGTATTGATAACGGTTCTTCTGGTATTTCTACCACTGGTAATGCATCATTGAATGAACCAACTTTCACTGATTTAGAACCATCTAAGGCAGGTGATGGTGTTGATGGGTATACTTGGAAATATCTGTTTACTGTTAGTCCAAACGATATTATTAAATTTGATTCTACTGATTATATTTCATTACCTGCTGATTGGGCAACTTCAAATGATGCTCAGGTATCATCTGTAAGGAATAATGGTGACTCTGCTATTAATGAAAACCAGATTAAACAAGTCTATATCTCAGATAGAGGGCAAGGATATTCTGCTGGATCTTGGGAATTAAATATTCTAGGTGATGGTGAAGGTGCAAAATGTGTTGTAGATGTCAATTCAAGTGGTAATATAACAAATGCAGTAGTTTCTGCTGGTGGTAAAGATTATAGTTTTGGTGTTGTTGATTTAGGTCCAATTAGACCTGTTGGTGTAGGAACTGCTAACGCTAAGTTAATTCCTATTATACCTCCTGCAAGAGGGCATGGTAGTGATATTTACTCTGAACTAGGTGCTGATAAGGTATTAGTTTATGCTAGATTTGATGATTCAACAAGAGATTTCCCAACGGATACAAAGTTTGGACAGATAGGAATAGTTAAGAATCCTACTACAATAGGTACATCAAGTTCTATCTTTACTCAAAATCAGTTTTCGTCATTAGGTGCATTTAAGTTCTCGTCAGTGTCTGGTGAGTCAACAACAGTACCAGGTATAGGTGCTAGTATCACTCAAGTAACAACAGACGGAACTGCGAAGGGTTACATATCCTCGTATGATAGGGAAACAAAAGTCCTTAAATATACACAAGATAGAACATTGTTCATGAATCCTAGTACTTATGATACAACAGACCATTCTGCTGTTACTAATACTGGAAATGTACTAAGTTTCTTCACTGCGGATCCTTCAGCATCAGCTTCTGTTAATAATATTTTGAGTTCTGATGGATTTACTGGAGCAATAGATCGTAATTTCACTGGAATTAATACTAATCCATCTGGAAACAAACTTATTTCACTTGGACTTGAGTTTACAAATGGCATTGCGAATCCTGAGATAAATAAAGGCTCAGGGGACATTATTTACATTGATAACCGTCCTGAAATCTCACGAAATTCTCGACAAAAAGAAGACGTTAAAATCATCCTGGAATTCTAACAAATCATGCCACAAAAAACGAATCTCAATATAAGTCCCTATTATGATGACTTTGACAAGTATAATAATTTTTATAGGGTACTTTTCAAACCAGGACATCCAGTACAGGCTCGGGAATTAACGACTCTTCAATCAATTCTACAGAATCAAGTAGAATCGTTTGGTAGTCATATGTTTAAAGAGGGGTCAATGGTGATCCCTGGTAACATTCAATATGTTGCCCATTATTCCTTTATCAAGTTAAATACTGACCATTTGGGTATCGATATATCTGTTTATGGTGAAAAGTTAGTTGGGAAGCGTATAAGAGGAAAAGACTCTGGTGTAGTTGCAAAGGTAGATAAGTATTTTAATGTAAATTCCACAACAGGAATTACTGATCCTACTCTTTTTGTGACGTATATTAGATCAGGTCTCAGTAATGAAGCCACTGATATGAATGATGGTGAGGTTTTAATAGTTGAAGATGCATTTACTTATGGTAATACTGCAGTTAATGCTGAAGATTCTATAGCAACTCTTATATCCGAAAATTCAACTGGTGCTGGTAGTGCAGCTGCTATTGGTGCAGGTGTATACTTTATACGTGGAACTTTTGTTGATGTAGATGCTGATAAGATAGTTCTTGATCCATATACAAAGCAACCTTCTTATAGGGTTGGTTTGACGATTTCTGAAGAAATTATTACAGCAAAAGAAAATACAACTTTATATGATAATGCTAAGGGATTTTCTAACTATGCTGCTCCAGGTGCAGATAGATTAAAGATTTCTACTAAATTATCAACAAAACTCTTAACAGACCATGATGATAAGACCTTCGTAGAATTAATGAGGGTTGAAAATGGAAGTGTTAAGAAACTTCAAAATAAATCCGAATATTCTTTAATTAGAGATTATTTTGCTAAGAGGACATATGAAGAGTCTGGTGACTATACCGTTGGTAATTTTAGTGTTGATGTAAATGAAACATTAAATGATCGTAAAGGAAATGGTGGTATATACTATAGCAATCAAGAGACTCAACGAGGAAATACTCCTTCAGAAGACTTGATGGGTGTAAGTGTATCTCCAGGAAAGGCATATATTAGGGGATATGATGTTGAAACTCAAAGAAATAGAATTGTAGATGTAGAAAAACCAAGAGATAAGCAGAAAATTGCCACTGCTAGTGTTCCATTTGAAATGGGTACACTCTTTAGAGTTAATAATGTTACTGGAACACCTATTATTGATAATAATATTTCTTTAAATACTGTTACACTATGGAATCAGAGAAGAACTACTTCTCAGAATGCAACTGGTGGTAGTCTAATTGGTGTTGCTAGAATATATACATTTAATTTGACAGATGGTAGCTATGTAGATGCTGGTAGTAAATGGGATTTGTATCTCTATGATATTCAAACACATACTGAAATAGTTTTAAATCAACAGATTGCGGTAACCGCAACAGAACGTGTTAGAGGTGTAAGTAGTGGTGCTACTGGATATATGTTA